TTAAAATTCTAAGCAGAAGACTTGGTGAAAAAATTGATAAATACAACTTCTGTTGGGCAATTGAAAGAATTTTAATATCTGACTATAGCCCATCTGTTATCAACTATTTACAAACAACAACGGATAATGACCAAAACATTTATCGGAATTGACCCCGGAGCGACGGGGGCAGTGTGTAGGATTTCTAATGGTGAGGTTAAATTTCTCGACTGTCCAGTTATTAAAATCGGGAGCAAGATACGCCCTAACCCGACATTAATGGCATCTGGACTGAAGGAAATGATCACCATCAATACTCATCTAATTATTGAGAATGTTCATGCAATGCCCAAGCAAGGGGTGTCGAGTACCTTTAACTTTGGGATGGGGTTTGGGATTTGGCTTGGGATTATTGCAGCGCTAGGAATCCCGATGGAGTTCACCACGCCCCAAGCCTGGAAAAAATCTTATGGGTTAGGGAGCGACAAAGAACCTGCGAGGGCGAAGGCTTTAGAGCTGTTTCCGTGTCAAGCTAACAACTTGAAACTAAAGAAACATCACGGGAGGGCAGAGGCGTTATTATTGGCAGAATATTTAAGGCGGAGATATTGAGAGTTTAGTTAATAAAAAGCACCCTTAATTAATTTAGAGGTGCTTTTTAGTGCGTCAATCCATGCGTACTATTTAATTATAGTTACCATTTAGAAGTCTGACAAACAGTTCCCCAACCCTCAAAAATTTCCTCAAATCTTTGAGGTTGCAATCCAAAATAAAATAGAGTTTGGGAGAATCGGTTTTGGTTCTGTTTCTTCCCATCCTGCGCCCGTTTTGGGGAGTAGAACGTTAGACGAGTTGACGGTAGGCAGAAGCGATCGCACCGATTCAAAGCCTTTTTGTACCAAACTGTACTGTTGTCGGTATTGGTCAGCAAGAAGGCTTCCGCTTCAGTCTCGTTCAATGTTGCAATCAATTTATCAACAACCTTCTCAACAAATCCCGCGCTATAGGGAGGGTTTAACCAGAGTGTCTTAGCCTGTCTCCAGTTCTGTTTAAATCCATCATCTTGAATTGTGAATATCTTTTGAGCTTTTACCGTTCGGTTGGCAAGTTCACAGCTAAAAGGGTCTAATTCAGGAAATCCATAAAACTCATGGACTAAATCAATCAAATCAGACGGGGTATAATTTTCGTTTGAATCAAGAATTACGGGTTGTGTTTCAAATAGTGAAAGTTGTTGTATAATCATTATGTTGTTGCTTTGTGTGTTTGCTTTTTAAAAGTATCTGAGATGCTCTACAAACTCAGATACTTTTTCTTTATTATAAAGTATTTGTGTTAAAATAAATATTAACTTAGATGTTAGTAAAATTATGAAATCAGAAAATAAGAAATGTGGTTTTGCTGCTATGAGCCCAGAAAAACGTCGGGAGATTTCTAGTAAAGGGGGTAAAGCATCTCACGATAAAGGAACGCTTCATAAATTCACGCCAGACGAGTGTAGCGATGGTGGGGTTTCCACGTCACGAAACAAAGATTACATGACTGAGATAGGTCGTAAAGGTGGCAAGGCATCTCGTGATAAAGGAACACTGTACAAGTTCACTTCTGAAGATTGTAGAAAAGCGTGGAAAAGATCAACATGAACAAATTTAGATAAGAATTGAGGAAATAGAATGACAACAGAAACAGCACTAACGGAAATAGCTACGCCGTCGATTGTGGGGTATTTACTCGACAATCAAGGGAAGACAATCAGATGCAAGGCAACCATAAACTCAAAGGGATATATAGTGTTTTATCCCGTGGACGAGGAGTGCGATCGCAATGCCAACAACGACTGATTATGTTAATGTTTTCGTGTTATAATAATACTGGTGGAAAGATTCTCTCTTAAAGTTACCCGGCATCCGCTTGGTGGCTTTTTGTTTTATGGGTTTGGGTGTTAGAATATTATTGGAGAGATCAGAGGGAGAAATGCCAACAACGACTGATTATGTAAGCTCGGTTTCATTGCTCCCAACAGTGGAATTTTTGGAGTTGGTAGCTAAGAAGCAATGGGACTCAACCGTTAGTTATGGCCTGGGAGTATCAACTATTGTCCCGATGTTTCACTCCACAACCAACTCAGAATGGCTATGTCTTAATTCTGAATCAGAATTTTTAACAAGCCCACAGGGAACGGTATCAATCAAGAATCCTTTTGCCTACACCCGACCGGAATCTTCCCCGGTTTATATTGGCTATAACGATATTTCAATCTCATCTGCTAAGGCAAATAAAGCTAAATCACTCTATTTGTTCAGGATAGATGAAGATGGGATAAATGAAGTTATTATGGTTTCTAATTATGACAAGAAACCTGATAATGTTACCACCGCACCGCCATTGGATTGCTTCTCTAGGGAGTGTCTGACGTGGTTTAGTAGTGATGTTGATTGGTTTATTGGATTTGGGGTTTCCTCTCAATCTTTAGCTTCTTTTGTTGTTGATGATAATGGGATTATATTAAGCAAGTCGGGTGATATTCTCTCAGGGGTAATATCCAAATCTGTAACAACAATTGATTATACAAATATTCAAGTTCTTAATACTACATCCGAGTTATCCCCTTGGGTATCCATTCAGTTATCAACAGGTATTCAATACATGGGAACAGAGGAAGACAAAGCCAATATTTTATTTATTTACTCAGTAGACAAAGATGATGATTCCCTAGTGGCTTTTGCTCATGGCTATACTTCCCCAACTATTCAAAGCTATGGTAGAATTACTACAGAGGTTTCTTTTAATTCGGGAATCATTATTATTTAAAGTTTAATATTATGACATTCTCTGGAAAGTATCAGTTTAAAACCCGCGCAGAAAAACCGATTAGAATAGCTTTTTTATATTCTAAACTAACTGAGACAGACGAGGCGTTTTCCTTTACTTCCCCCGTTAGGTCATGGCGGCGGATGCGCCCATTATATCCAGTAAATCCGTTAGCAAAACAGTCTTTTTATTGTCATGAGATGCCCGACAATTGCGGTAATTATGCCACGCTTTCTGACTGTTTAATCAGAAAACTAGACTCTAAATATGCACCGCAATCTGGTAGTGATGCGGGGACAGGTGGGGGTATAGGTGACACTGTTGTGGCGTTGTTCGCCATTGGGGATAATTCTACCAACGAATACACCAATGAAGATTTTAATATTTTAAATTTATTACCAAGCAATGTTGGGGATTCAACAATAAAAGCCGGTTTTTGGGATGACAATACCGATAATGTGGGGCCGTTGTTTTTGGGAATGCAGCCGGCATTATCTATTAATACTGCCATTTTATTTAATGGTATAAATTTCCCCATAAGTTTAATAGGGTCAAGCGTTGGTTATGTTGTCAACGCTAGAAAGTGGAACAAATCTGCTTTTGCCGAAGGAAATATATATTACTGGCCGACAGGAGATGTTTATGTTCCCCCAGGTTCGACTGGTATCAATACCGAAGAAACTTACGCTTATTACAGCGAAGAAGACCATGAGAACACTGATTTAATATTAAAGAGTGTAGGTGCTTGGGTTACTCATGAAGCATCAAGTTTTATTTGTAATTCTAATATTGACCAAGAAGACTGGTATATTGCGGGAGGTGGTAATTTTTCGATATTTGATGATGAGCAATGGGTTTCAGGTGGCGATAGTCGTTACAACGACGGTTGTGGTTATGTTGTCTTTAAAGGCTTTAAGAGTCAATTATCAGACTTTGCAGCACTACTGGGTCAAGCAGCCTCTTATTGGGGATTGGAGAGTGGTATTACATTAAAAGTAGTCGCCAACCCTTTCGGATGTTCCACAACTGGAGACTTAAACGGTGGCGGTCTACCAGCCGACCCCGACCCCGACGTTATACCCCCCGTGACATCTGCAACATACATGGGACGCTACTCAGAGATATTTGTTAATTTTCAAGGGGATGGTGGCGTTAAAGAGGTTAAATTACCAATTCGTTTTCCGACCCGTGCCACTAAAGTTCAATATGGGGATGCAGGATTTTATAACAAGAATATTTCCCCAACATCAGGACAGCAACCCGTAGTAGCTCAGTGGACTTCTGAATTATTTAAAGGTGTTTTGGAGTTGGATGCCGACTTTATTTATGCCAAAATTTTATATGCTCCGTTTAGGGAATGGAAAGAAGGGGAAAAGCCTTTTGCCAAGCCTGCCAATAGTGAATCATATTATGGTCACAATCAAGGCGAATGGACGCTTGAGACTAGGATATTGAACGCTCCCACTGCTTCTAATGAATATTTAGAAGCAACAAGAGATGTAGTTCCTCAAGTTGATTGGTTTAATAAATGTAGGGTTTTTAAGATTCGTCAAAGCGACATGACAATAGTTGAGGATGTCACATATTCAAGGGGAGCAAATCAAGCCATTTCTCAGGAGGGGTGGACTCACGAAATCACCAAAGATTATGTTTTACTTGACCATAGAACTGAAGCAAAATATATACTTTTCATTGGTGCAGATGATTACTTAAGCCCACCTAATTTAGTCGTACCACCAACAACAGGAAAACGGGGATATTGTGGGACTCCTATTGTTTATCCCCAGATTGGCTTAGGATCTGACCATAGAGCCCGATATCAGCTATCACCCTATACATTCCCAGACTTTCTAACACCTCAAGAATTTTGGACTGATTTAGACTGGATTATTTATTTGTTGAGTGAAAAACCCGCCAATCATTTTGTTGATTGGACAGAAAGATTGGGCTATCAGGATGTGTTAAAAAACTTGTATTTTGAAACACCTGGCAAATACTCAGGCTACGGGAGAACGCCCAGGCATGAAGCCAATGATTATGCGGGTACAAATTTAGTATACTCCGATTATACCGACATTGATTCTGGCTATGGATTTATGGATAAGATAGTAGAATATAATTGTTTTTTAGGGAGTGCTATCAGAAAGAATGGATTAATTGAAAAATGGGTAAGAGTTTCTCCCAATTCGTTCCCAATTCCTTACATTAGAATAGTTCAATAATTATGACATTTAGAACAGAAACACCGGAAATAAGATTGCTAAAAAACCTTAGATACAATCACTATGTTGATATTGGGTCTTTTCACAATATTGATATCGGAACAAATCAAACAGGTTCTATTGGCAATGTCACAATACAGCCTTCTGTTGAGGCTTTCTTGACAACAAAGGAAAGATTTAATTTTGAGATAGAGGTGATGGTAGTACAGAGGGGGGAAGATGGGAAACCCTCTGATTTAGTGCCAACAAAGCAAGTGATTCAGGTAACGGGTTTGGGATTGCCAAATCCAGGTAATGGAGTTCAAAACGATGTCACAACAAAAACCTTAAAGTTTATTGACTTCAAGGTTAATGCGATTGGTTCTTTTGGCAATTATTATGATTTGTATTATGGAGAATATTGGAGCGATGATATAACAAGTATCGCATCAAATCCGGCAATAATACCATTTGAAAGAACCGTAACAGTTGATATTAACAAGATAGGATTGAGTAATACCCTAGAAAATGGTGCTGATTCTTTTGGTCAGAACCAAACTGGCAACCCTAACACTTTTTGGACTAATACTTTGCCTGGTCAAGTATTAGATATCGCCTGTTATCTTCCCTGAGTAAACAAGTTTAGACTCTCAAAGGTTGGCATCCGTCGCCCAACATGGGAGTCTTCCTCAGTTAACCACCAATTGCAAAATGATTTTACTTTGTGGTTATTTGCGATCGCCTCCAATTCCTTCCAGAATCCAGGGCAAAGCAACTTGTCAACTTCGGACT